GAGCGGCAAAAAAAACGGCAACAAAAATTAACGCCTGAAATAGATTCGTCACAATTGCTTTTTTAGCTCAGCTATTTCTAGCTTGCCCGCAGCAACGTCTTCGGCTAAGGCAACAATGTTTTCCAGGCACAATGAAAAGCTATCATCAAGCCTGCTGTTCTCAGCTTTTAGTGATGCTATTTCTAAATTTAATTGCTCAGTATTCATGGTTCACCTCAAAATTTTGTTCGCTTTGTTCGGCAATGTAGTCATCTATTTCTTGATCGGTGAAGATCACACGCTCGTTAATGATCTCGTCGTGATCACACCAAACTCCGTGGAGCTTGAGTCTCTCGCCAGCAGCGAGGGTGTTCAGCATATCTATCATGGCCTCTTCTCTCGCAGTTTCTAGCTCACAAGATTGTTCATATTCGTGATCCACCAAGCTCGGTGAATAATTAAAATAGTTCATAAGTCACCTCAATTAACGTGTTGCAATAGTATACTTGTATAAAGACTAACATGTTATAACAGTACAATCAATGTTATTTCAATAATCTTCATTTTTAAGCTGTATTTATTTTTAAGCTGTATTTACTTTAACATTATTAAACTTTAAATAGCAAGTTTATCGGTATTTGCTGGTATTTGTTAGTATTTGTTGGTTTTTTTCTAAGAGTATCATTAAACTAAAAAAGTTTATCGGTTCTTTGTAAATGGAAATAGTTTATTTTTTTTGCGGGAATTTGAGGGGTCTTGGAATGACAGGCACAAAAAAACCGCTTGGGATAAATTCCAAGCGGTTACTTTTTTGTACTATTTATGTTTTTATTGTTTTTTGTTTAGTGGATGCATGTCGCAGACCATTACGTGCATTGTATTGTTGAGTAAACTTCTTTCTCGTTGCGGTAAAGAACAGAATTGTTTAAACGCAATGCTGGTGTCCAACATGTTGGGTACTACTTCATTTTGTTCGCTTTTTAATTTATTAGCACTAACATTCCTTTTGTCTAGAGCCTCCATATTTGCATACCTTCCTTGAAATTTTTTATTATTATTATTAAAACACAAGCTGTACGCTTTTATTCTTCTTGCATTGTTTCCATGAGCTGTAAGATCATGGTCTTTTGCTCATCATTTAATCTGTTATATCCATTTATAAACTTTTTAGCCTCAACCTGTCGACCTGTTTGTGCCAGGTAGTTTGGGCTATCGGCTAATAATTGATCAACGGTTATATCCAACATCGATGCAATAATCAATATTTCATCGGCGTTACACGCAACCTTCCCGTTTAACTTCAGACTAATAGATGAACGTTTTAAGTGCATACGTTCGCCTACCATATCCATTGTTAACTTTTTCTCACGCAACATTCTTTTGGCTTTAAGTTGCCACCTTTCAGTATTCATGCTGTTGAGTATATATCTTGTTTCCATGAAAACCACCCTAGTTGAATTTAATTAACCTGTCAAATTTAATTTAACTCACGTTAAGTTTTAATCAGTTTTTAATTAAGAGGGGTTGACAAGTTGTTGAATTAGATTAAACTAATGACATGACTAAATTACAGCTAAAAATAAAAGAATACGGCCAGCAGCGCCTCAGTGATACTGCTGGTATTAATAAATCTCAAATATCTACGGTGATGAACGGTCACACTAAGGGTTTTGGAAAGAAGCCTGGTTATCGAATATCTAAAATTTTAGATGTAGACCTGGCAATCGCGCTTGGGCTTGAAAATTAATTATCACTTTGACGTAGAAATGGCAACCAGACATGGTGTTGGTGAAGCCATTATGCTGAGTAATTTTGAATACTGGCTGGCAAAAAATAAAGCAGATAATCGGCATTACCATGACGACCGAACTTGGACATACAACTCGGTCAACTCGCTGACTAAGCTTTTCCCATTTTGGTCGATCCGTCAGGTTCGCCGCATTTTAAAAAGCTTGCTAGATCAAGAGGTGCTGATTAAAAGCACACACAATAAACACGCCTACGACAAGACCAATTGGTACGCGTTAACCGATGAAAGCAAGCTATTGCTCATTGGTCAGAAAGGGCAAATGGATTTGTCAGAAAGGGCAAATGGACTTGTCAAAACTGACAAACCTATACCAGATAGTAAACCATTAATAACCACAGATATAAAAGACTACCCGAATATCAACCTAGAGTCTTGGCTTGAGTTCGAGGCGCATCGAAACGGCATGAAACCTAAAATGACTGAGTTGGCACGTAAAAAACTTCTTAAAAAACTATCGCAATTATCACTTGACGAGCAATCATCGTGTATAGACGAGTCTATTGAGAATGGATGGAAAGGATTGTTCCCCAAAGGAAATTCAAATGCACGAAGAAACGAAAGCACATTTAGCGGCCTTACGGGCGCGGCAAGGCAGAACGTCGAACTCTTCGAGCGAATTAAAAGAAGGGGTTCTCGGTGATTATGATTCGATTTTTGATGAGCTATTGATGGCTCTTTCTGCAAATTACGATCCTTTCGGAGCTAAACTTGCGACCGAAGATCTTTACAACGTACAAGCCGCTTTGTGGATAGAAGGCTTAAAAGGTTTGACACGAACACAGATTAAACACGGAATGAGAAACTTCAAAGGCCAATTTAGACCAACGCCGGACACCTTTAGAGCCTGGTGCGGCGAAAAGGCGGAAACACATAAGTCTGCAGCTTACAGTCCTTTTGATAAAACGAAGGCTATCGAGAAAAAGGGCGATCCTGAAGTTGCTAGACAGAAGCTATCAGAAATAAAAGAAATGTTACGAAAATGACAAAAGTTATGCTCAATTATTCTGGCGGTAAAGATTCTACAGCTATGCTGCTGTTGGCTATTGAGCTAGATATTGATTTTGTTGCGTGTTATCAAGACACTGGCTTTGAACATTCATCCCATTATTTGTACTTAAATTATATTGAAAAAAAAACAGGCATTAAGATAGAAATGCTCAAAAATAGCCAGTACAAGGGGTTGTTGGATTTAATCACACAAAAACAAATGCTACCAAACACTATGGCTAGGTTTTGCACTTCTAACCTAAAACTCAAGCCATCCAAAGAGTTTTTATTAAAAAATAAAGATATTACTGAAAGCTGGATAGGCGTTAGAACTGCCGAGTCAAGTGCTAGAGCAAGGAGATACAAGGGTTTAACATTTGACAGTTTATATCCTATTTCTGAATTACCTGAGTTTTCAAAGAGGGACTTTAGCCACGTTAATATTAGAACGCCTATTGTCGAGTGGAGTGATGTGGACGTATGGGACATTCATTCGCGCCACAATATTAAAAAAAACCCTTTGTATGAAATTGGTGCTTCCAGGGTCGGTTGTTATCCATGCGTTTTATCAAGCGAAAGATCATGGTACAACGTCTGGCAAACTCAAGAAGGCAAAGCCAATATTAAGAAGTTAGCTGTTGTTGAAGCTAAAATAAATCAAGACAAACCGTCAACAACTGGCCTTCCCCATTCCTTTTTTTATGGTGACAAGACTGTTGCTAAATTAATAGAACAGTTTGAGTTAAGAGATACACAGGTTGATATGTTTTCGGAAGCTCTGCCAAAGAATGAAGTTAGTTGTTCATGGTGTCACACATGACTAAGGCGTTGCTTGTTAAAACAGATAAGGGCTATTTTATGCCCGTTGATGACACGCTTAAAAACATAGAGCCAGGCGAGGTTATTGAGGTTGAGTTAGGTAAGCCCCAGCAAAGAACAGCCCTTCAAAATAATGCAATACATAAATATTTTAGGTTGCTATCTACTTCGTTTAACGATGCTGGTTTTACTGTTGAAAAAACATTAAGCAAGCCTCTTGATATGTCTTGGTCCGAGACTTTGATTAAAGAGCTTATATGGCGGCCTGTCATGTTTGCGATCACTGACAAAAAATCAAGCACCGATCTAACGGCATCAGAAATTAGTGTGGTTTACGAAGAAATAAATAAGTACACGGCAAGTAAAGGTGTTCATGTCCCTTTTCCGATGAGAAGTCATGGCAAATAAATTAAGACAGTCAGCGAGAGGCCAAGAGTGCCAAGTGAGGCTTTATCAAATTTGTCGAGGCCGAAACGATACCGTTATCTTAGCTCATTTACCTGGCGGAGGCGTTGGTGGCAAGGGCTTTGATACCGCAGCTTCATTTTGCTGTTTCGAGTGCCATGATGCGATAGACGGTCGTGTTCAGACTGACTTATACACTCAAGATGATCTTACATTGGCGCACCTTCAAGGCGTGATGAGAACCCAATCTATATGGATCAAACAAGGCCTGCTGAAATGGTAAGTCAGGGCCTGTTAAACGGAAAGATTAGCAAATGTAATGGTAATTATGATTGTTTCAAGAGGTTAGTAGAGCATCTGCCGCGCGAGTTACAAGTGCGTGGGTATAGGCATTTTATGATGAAAGATCATTTGAAAAAAAGGTGACGTTATGACAGTTACATTGATATTAAACGAAGAAGATGCAGACAATCTCTTTCAATTATTTGAAGCCTTAACTGACCCTGAAAAAGATTATAAGCAAATAGCTAGAAACATAAACGATGCTATGGCAGCTATGGAACATATTCTTGAGGTTCTGGAAACAGAAATGCCAATAGAGGTTTACTTGGATGAATTTGATGATGATGAAATTGACGACCATTATGAAACCGATGATTTTGAAACAGATCCATCGACCCTACATTGAGCAAGTACAGACAGGCAGCGCGCATAGATGAAAACCAAAATGAAATTGTTAAGAAACTTAGAACATACGGTTACACGGTGCAGACTGGAATGGATGATTTATTGGTCGGATTTAATGGCAGAAGTTATTGGTTTGAGATTAAAGACCCCAGTAAAACTAAGAAAAAAAACGGCGATTACAAGGCTGGAGCTATTAAGCCGAGCCAGCAAAAACTTTTGCATGAATGGCGCGGTCACTATTCGATCTGCTGTTCTGCTGAAGAAATTATAGAAGTCATAAAAAATGATAATCCTACACAAAGAACTGGAAAATAAATGGACGTAAAAATACCGTATACGCCAAGGCCAGGCCAACAAGAACTACATAACCATTCAGCACGATTTAAAGTGGTTTCCTGTCAGAGAAGGTGGGGAAAGACGGTATACGGTATCGCGGCTCTGATCAAAACAGTTCTAACCTGTAAGCATAAGAACCCACGAGTTGCCTATATCTGTCCATTGTATAAACAAAGTAAGCAAGTGGCTTGGGAATATGTGAAGGAGTTTAGCAGGCCGATACCTGGCACTGTTTTTAATGAAGCTGAATTACGAGCCGATTATCCTAACGGCGGGAGATTGTCGTTATACGGCGCAGATAACAACGCGGCAGGATTGCGCGGTATTTATTTAGATGGAGTAATTTTAGATGAGTTTTCTCAAATGTCGCCTCGCGCTTGGTCAGAAGTCATCCGTCCGGCGCTTACTGACAGAAAAGGCTGGGCCACGTTTATTTCTACGCCTGCTGGACACAATGCTTTTTATGATTTATTTCAGCAAGGTCAAGAAAAGCCAGACTGGTTATCAGTAATGCACAAAGCATCGGAGACTAATATTATTGACTTGGATGAATTGCGAGCAGCAAGAGAAGAAATGAGTGAAGCTGAATATGAACAGGAGTTTGAATGCTCCTGGTCTGCATCTGTGCGTGGTTCTTACTACGGAAAACTTATGGATGAAGCAGAAGGTCGCATTACAAATGTTCCTTACGATCCGGCGTTAAAAGTCATCACTTCTTGGGATCTTGGAATTAATGATGCAACCGTTGTCTGGTTTTGGCAAATATTACGAACAGAAATTAGAGCCATTGAGTGTATAGCCTTTCAGTCAACGGGGCTTCCTGAAATTATTAAAGAAGTCAGCAATAGGCCCTACGATTATGAGCAGCATATTGCTCCCCACGACATAGCAGTACGCGAGCTAGGTAGTGGACTATCACGTAAACAAATAGCAGCAGGGTTAGGCATAAACTTTGATGTAGCCCCATCCCAATCAGTAGCCGATGGTATCAACGCGGTAAGAATGTTATTGCCAAAAGTCTACTTCGATAAGGTTAAATGTAAGGATGGCATAGAAGCTTTAAAACTGTACAGGACAGAATTTGATGATAAGAGGCAAACATTCAGGAATAACCCTTTGCACGATTGGACGAGTGATTATACCGATGCGGTTCGTTACTTTGCGATCACCACCAAGACAAGCAGTAAGGCTCCAGTAAAAATAGATTTTAAAGGTTGGAACAATTAATGAAACTAGATATGGAAAGTGTAATTACTGACGAGAACATTCATTCGTTCTTAGATGAACAGGTAGGTGGTAGTCATTATAAAAACATGGCTATTCAACCTATCGAATTTATTCAGGCCAATAAAATTGGTTTTATCGAAGGCAGTATTATTAAATATGTCACACGGTGGCGTGATAAAGGCGGGATATACGATCTGCAAAAAGCAATACATTTGACGCAGTTATTGATCGAATTTGAAACTAGAGATAATGATGCTTAAAAGTTATAGCAAACATAAAACAGCAATAGCAATCAACAAGGCATATGTGGATTTCGTTGATACGGAAATTATTGTGTTTTGGAATGGTCAAGATTTTGAAGTACGAAACCACAAAGATGGCTATCAAGATATTGATTCTCAAAACATGGTTGGTCTTTACACAAAGTGGCAATCAAACCTTGATATTTTAGCGGATTGCGATTGGTTTATTAACAACTTTAACGAAGCAGAATGGCCCTCTAATGACGAGCGATTAACAATCATAGCCAGTAATGGCCCAACAGGAGAACATTACATTTATTTAAATACTGATGCGGCGAAAAATGACTGAAGTTTTTATAATTAATGGTGAGCGATTGACTGTTGATCAAGCGGCTAAGAAATATAATTTAAAAATTACAACGCTTAGAAGTCGAATGAAAAGGCATCCAAACACTGATCCTAGCTTGTTGGTATATCAAAAAAAAAGTTCTTACAATAGAGAAAAACTGTTCGAACAAAATGGAGATTCCTTCACCCTTAAAAACTGGCAAAAGAAATATCCAAATTTATCGCTACAGGTAATAAAAAGACGCTTAAAAGATAAAATTGATTTGTCATCCGCACCAGGTAGGCGAACACCAAAACCAAATTGGGAGAAAAAAATGCCCATTTATCATCAGGACACTGAATTAAAAAATAGAATTATGAGTTACAGAAAAAAAGGGCTTTCTGATGCTGAAATATTTTACAAAGTTACAAAAGGCGATTTTACTTACGGTAAAAAGTTTTAAAACAGTTAATGTCGAAATTAGACTTATTTCTTGAAAAAGTTAAAAATGATATACGTGGTGGCGAATGTGCTTACGTGGTTTTTAATGGGGAAGACTTCAAAAGCATTAGGCAAAGCTCTCCAAAAATAATCAACATCAGATCAGATCACCTGGTGGGTGTATACGATAAAAATTCGACAGATTTTGATATCATTGATGACTGCTTAGACCAGATAAGTATTTATGAACAGCGAAAAAAAAACAGCACATTACTCAATCAAAAAATGACTTCATAATGTACTGCTCTTTTAATGTTAGCCCCATTATTCATATTCGCGAATAAACTCTTCCACACTTCCTTCAAAAATAGGATAAAACTTTATTTCTTCATATTGCTGTAACTTCCAAGCAATGATCTCACTTGTATAACGTCCTCTGACTTCTCTGTTTACTACATCATATTTATACAGGGTATCGTCATAATCGTCGTGTTTTGAAATTAACACCGCATCATTATTTTCTCTAATAAAAAC